GGCACGCTCCCGCCAAGAATCATCAGTCACTCCTACCGCTTAGCTGAACCACTACTGGAACGCACTGGTATGCAGGATTTGGTATTGAAAACGCCAACGACCGAGAGAGCCACTGCGATGTTTAAGCGGTTCAGCAATGGCAACATGACACCGATGGAAGAGACTGGCTACAGGTCGATCATCGACTTTGACCTGATATTGGATGTGCCGACTCTGGTTACTCGCCCAAGGACACAGGCAGAGATTGATGTTGCCTACCTGCCTCTGAGTAAGATCCCAAACCTCCCATCATGGGGCAAGACTTTCTTCAAGAATTTCTATCTCAAGAATGTCACTGAGGAGAAAACAATCCAGATCACGAAGCGAGTGCAGAACACCAGATACTTCAACAGTCTCACGACTGGGTTGAAGGTAACTGCCGAAGATCTTGTGCCTTAAACTTGCATGTAGACTCATTGCCAGAACCAAGCTATACTATCGCCATCGCCTTGGCAACGTAAGACAGGGATAAAGCAATGCCGTTACAAGCATCCGAAGACATGACGCTGGTGCATCGGTTGATGGCGATGAGCATCGGCGGAGTCGCTTCCACATTCGCACTGTTCAAGACTCCCCCAAAGACCAGGCAGGAAGCTGTCGTTCGGTTCATGGCGGGTTGCTTTGTCGCGTTTAGCCTCACTGGAATAACTCTTCAACTCTGTCACATACCAGTCAACACAGATAGCGTTCTGGCAACAGGCCTTGTTTTGGGATCTGTTGGATGGAGTGTTATTGGCGGTCTTGTCGAATGGGGAAATGCCGGTGGTCCTCTGGGATACCTGGCACGACTTGTTCAAGGACGATTAGACAAAAACGGCAAGCCCCCGAATAGAACGAGGAGTCTTTAGGTGGAGACGTTTATGTCAATTCTCAACATGGTGGTGTCCGGTGCTATCGTTGCTCTTGTGGCAATCAACTGGCGTAGATACGAGCAGTTGAGCTGCATGGAGCAGATCGGCTATAGTGCGATGGCAATACTCTGCGCTGCCATCGTCATCAAGGCAGGGTACAACCTGACGCTCATGGAATTTGGCTCTGACCCGTTCGGGATCTTGTTCAGGTGTGCCTTCCTGACGTACCAGATAGGCACCACCCTGAAACACTACCGAAGCAATTGGAACAACTGGCACGCCCACTGTTAGCGGTTGGCCTGTTCCAAGGCCTTCAGCTTGGCAGCGTCCTGTGCTCGCTTGAGCAGTTGCTGGTGGTACTGCATGAGCTGCTGGACTTCGGGTGACAGGGTTTCTTCCTGACCCCGGAGTTCTGGCTTCAGGTAGACCATCTCGCGGCTCTTGAAGTTGCCGGATTCCTTCAGCAGCCTTTCCACCGTCTGGCGTGCTGCGATGCCTGCGGCACGATCCTGGTCGACATCGACAGTCCGAATGCCCGTTGCCAGGTTCAGCAGCGTCGTCAGAACGCCCTTCTCAGGTGAATTGGCCAGACGGTCAACCGTGGAGAATGCGCGGCTGTATGGCGTTCCTGTGAGAGCCTGGGTCAATCCTCGGCTGAACTGGTTGTCTCCCAGGACTGCCGATACCACTGGACTTGGTTTCAAGTCCTGAAGATCACGCCCAGAGAATATTTGTCGGCCTGTGGCCATTTCGTATGGCACCTTCATCAGCGGATTGCTGCTGGATGCCGCACGACGGACGGCCTCGATCGGATGGCCTGAGAGCAGTGCTCCCAAGGCTCCAATGGCTTCGTCCTCGATCGGAAGGCCAAGATTGCCAAGGAACCTTTGCTGGCCTTCTGGGGCACCAGGGAGCGGTATGGCAGTACCGCTGCTGGCCCATGAAGGAACGAATGAATCTTCGCTTCTACCGCTGTTGATGAGTGACAGGACAGCATTGTATCGTCCCGGGTTGCGTGACATCATGTCAGCCTGGGAGATGAGGTTCTGCTTACTGAAATTGTAGAAAGGGACCACATTCCTCATGAACTTGCGTTCGAAGTCCGTGAGATTTTCGTAGTTCCTCTGCGTCGTGAGAACCCGCTTGGCTGCACCTTCCATGGTGTAGCCTTGGTCGAGAAGTTGCCGGATCTGCTGGTGGCGTGTTGCCTTGTTCTGGAAAGCATGGGCAGTTTCCATGGCTCCCATGTAGCCACGGAATGGATCAACGACCTTGTCACCAACCATGGCGACAGCCTTGCCAGCCATGGTCGATGGTGGCTGTCCAGTCGGAACCCCTGCCAGTTCGCGGAGAGGGGTGATCTCCATCTTCGTTCTGGCTGCTTCCGAGGTCACAGGCTTGAAGAAGTCGCTTACTATCTCCTTGGTGGAACGCATGCTCGGTACTGGAGCATAGTTCAGCATTCTCTCGCCACCAACCATGCCAGTTCCAAGCAATGCCCTTGTCTGATCAGTTCCGAGAACGCCAGTGATGATGCCAGCCTTCTCAGCTTCCGCTGCTCGCTTGTATGCAGGAGAGATAATGTCACTGATTGTTACGTTAGCTGGGTCGTATGGATCAAGCCTTGTAACAAGCTTCTGCAGGTCGCTCAGTAGCTGTTTCTCTGTCCCAGGCTTACCACGAATTGAGTATGTTACCATGTTGCCACTTGCACCTTTGGCAGCATGGACAGCTTCTATTTCACTTACTGCTGGCAGAGTCTTGTTGTACCAACTGACAGTGTCTTTCAGGCCTCTGACCGGATTGCCGCCAGCGATGGAGATGTCTGCCAGTTCACCAGTCCAGTTGCGGACGAAGTTGGCAGGGAACGGAATGGTGACACCGTACCGGAATGCGCTGCTGAGCTTGCTCAGGAACCCTTCTGGTGCTGCTTCGCCCGGGTTGACCTCTTCGTACAGCTTCTGTACCAGCTTGCGTGGCACAGCCCGGCTTGCCAGGTCATCGACACTGTTCATGCCAGGGATGCGGTTGACAAGCTGAGCCTCTGCCCCAGTCATGCCGAGTTCGTCGATGGCTGCCTTCAGGTTGACGACATCGCTGGCATTGGTTGCCTTGGTCAGCATCAGGTCAATGTCTTTGCCTTCTTTGGCAAGAACATTGAGAGCACCAGTTCGAACAGCCTTGCGTGCTGCGAAGTTGGTGCCATATGCCATGGCATTGGTGCCGAGATCCTGACGATAGAACATTCCCTTGTCAACGACCTCTGGCTGCAGGCGTGCCAGGTAGTTTGATGTTTCCCTGGCAAGGTCGTCTGCTGCACCATCGGCATTGGTGGCAATGTCTATGGCTCTTTGTGGAACCTTCAGGCCATACTGTCGCATGACAGGGATCTGCTGGTTCGCTTCAGCCATGATCTCCTGGGCGATTGACTTGGCGTTCTGGTCGATCTGTGACTGTATTGCAACGCCATCGTATGCCTGTCCTGCCACCTTGCGATTGGCGAAACCGCTGAACTGTGGATTGATTGCCAATTGCTCGAACTGGTCCTGGCCCCCAGGCAGTTCACTGATGAACTTGGTTCGCTGATACTGCGAAGTGGCCGTGGCATTACCCTTGCCAGCCTGTGCTCGGTTCAGGTAGCGATGACCCCATGGGCTGGTCGTGTCTTCGACCTGGATACCAAGTTCTCTGGCTGCCTGCTGCTCACTCCTCAGAATCGGCTGTACCGTCTGGGAGAAGTCGTTGGCATACTGCTTGACAATGGCTTCCTGCTGCGGTGTCAGATTGGGTGGCAGCTTGATTCTGCCAAGTAGTTCATGCTGCGTTACTGCAGCACGGTTCATGATGGGTGCAATGTCTTCCTCTGCCATACCTGTCATGAGCAGGTCGTTGTACGCCTTCGACTGCAGCTCCACCGTTGGGAACGCAGCCTTGCGTGAGGCAGTTGCCATATCCTCAGTAAGCTGTGCTACATTGGTCTTTCCGTACCCGCCACCGAATTCATCGACGATAGGGCCATACCCAGTGTTTCCTGATCCTCTCTGGAATGCCGATCGCAATGCTCCGATCGGAGAGAACTCAGTCCCCGGGATGTTGAACTTAGTGGCAGCACTGACACCTTTCTCAATGCCAGAAGCAATGGACTCACCGATCTTGCCAGTTCCAAGCGTAGCAACAGTCTGCTGTGGACCAAATCCAAGTGCCTCGGCGTACCATGGCCTGTCCTTGATGCCGATCCAGCCACCAAGCGGACCACCAGCAGCCTTGATCCTGCCAAGGATGGTGCTTGGCAGCGTTCCAGTCTTCTCTGCCGCCTTGCCTGCCTTGGTGAGTGCTACTGCCGGTCCAGTGAAGAAGTTCAATGGATCGCCAAGGATATCCAGAGCCAGGCCTGCTGTGAAGTTACCCCAGTTGTCTTCAGCGCCAACAGCACCCATCTTGCGCAGCAGATCACGACCTTCGACAGGCTTCTCCGTCAAGATGCCGCCAGGAGTATTGGTTAAACCAACTGTGTCAGAGAACGGGATGAGGTTGCCCAGTTCCTTGACAGCCTGCAATGGATCACCCTCGGCAATGCCACCGGCAAATCCGAACGCAGCGTTCTTGAGTTTGCTGAGTGTGCCGCTAAGGTACTGCAGACCTGTCAACGCACCTTGCGTGGCAAAGTTGTTGATCCACGGATTCTGGCTGAGGTCGTCAGTGGTTGCGACTACAGGATTACCGTACAGGTCTTCGTATGCCATCGGTCACACTACTCCCCGTAGATAAGCCGAGAAAGCTTTGACCTTATTGCTGACAGATCTTGTGGCACATTGTTGATCACAGCATTAAGGCCATATTCCTTTTTGATGACAGGAGGGCCAAGAAGCCTTTGTGCGAAAGCTCCAACTGTTGGGTCAGTCTTGTACCGATCCACCATGTCAGGAGTAACACCAAGAGCCTGAAGCTTTTCGATGAGCAGGGTGCCATCCATAGTGTTGGGGTCCCACTCAGACTGGAGCTTGGCAAGGAACGCAGGCATGTTGATCACGCCTTCCTTGCTGCGTGTCCCAGTGGTAGATCGCTTCAGTACTTCATCCACCATCATGCCTCTACCAACATCCTGTGGAATGACACCTTCCTGAATGCCCTTGGCAATGATGCCTTTACGTTGACCTTCAGGAGTTTTCGATATGGTATCCCACATCTTCCCTTCCTTGCGGTCAAGGGAATACTCACGACGCTGATCGACGTTCAGCATGGTACGCAGGGCATCGGTGGCATTAGCCTGCCTTGCGATGTCTTGATTGCCGAGCATGCGGTTTATTTCAAGGTTGCGTGCTGCCCTGGCATCCCATGCACGACCTTCAGAATCATCAGTCCATCCACGAGAGGAACCCATGAAGCTCCCGGTGTACCCAAGTTGATGCCCTGGTGCTGGACGCTCTCCCATGTAGAACGGATTGCCCTGGATTCCTCCCCATGCTCCACCTCGTTCAACTTCAGACGCACCACGACCATCGTTCATGTACGGTTTCTCTGGGGCAGGGTTTGCCGCAACGAAGCCAGATCCAAGTCCGTAATAGTCAGTAGGTGATGCCGTAGCAACCTGTTTCTGCTGTGGCATTTCGAAATCGCCACCACCTGTGTACCCATTGGCAATACCATTCTGGTATTGGGCATTGGTTCCGATAACGCCTTCCATGTCGCCGAGTCGATTCACCTTGCCACGATTCATGAACGCATCAGCCTGAGCCTGGCCCAACGCAGGATGGTTGGCAATCATGTTGTATGCTGCGTTCTTATCACGGTTGGCAAATGCATCAGCCTGGGTACTCCCAAGCAGACGATTGACCATGTCATAAGCCTGCTGCTCTGGCTGTGCGGTTGCATCCATGACCATAGCAGACTGCTGAGGTGTCAGGCCGCCAGTGTACGCAGACTGCTGGTTCATCCCGGGCATAGGCGTAGCAGGAGCACCGTACCCGCCAGTCTGTGGCAGGCTTTCGTTGAACGCAGGGATCTGACCGCTCAGACCAAGGCGTTCGATTATCTGCCTTGCCTGTTCTTCCGCAGGGTCACGGTTTGGCATCGTTCCAATCAGGGTATTAAGCATAGTCGCTCCTTACATCTTGCCGACAAGAGATGCCAGAAGTTGTTGTTGCTGGAGACGCTGGTTCATTGCATTGGTCTGTGCCTGGAACCGCATGTTCTGCTGCTGGCCAAGGGCATTCGCCCAGCTGCCGTACAACCCAGCATTGATACTTTCCCCTCTCTGGCTGGCTTCACGATTTCCCTGAGCTGCAGTCCAGTTGAGGTTGGTTTCATTGGCTGCTGCATTGGCTCCCGCACGCTGGTTGGCCACCTGGCCCATGAACTGGGTCAATGGACTCATCGGGCTGAAACCGCTGGCTGCAGCCTTGGTGGTGTAACCACGCTGCTGGTTCGCTGCCTGAGCGAACAACTGGGCTCGCTGGGCATTGGCCTGGTTGTTGATCTGATCCTGCGACCAGACACCGGCTGTGCTTGCCCACGTCGGAGGTGGGATGGGGCTGCCCCATGCCTTGAAGTTGTAGTTGCCGCTGTTCGATCCCAGTTGGCCAACAAGGTTGTCAAGGATGTTATTCCTTCGATTCCTGTCAGCATCCTGCTGATCCCACAGTTCGTTTTGTCTCCACGGATCACGAATCAGGGCATTATCAAGCATGATTGCCTGCTTCTGATCCAGGGATGCAGGCGTAGGCGGGGCCATCATTGAATGAACGCCAGTGTATTGTGGGCCGTAAATGGCCGACCCAGCTTCTACTGATCCAGGAAGCGTTGCCCACTTAGTTCCATATGGCACAACTGAATCGGACATGCTTATCTCCTGTCTAGGTTCGGACGTTTACCAGACCGTTTGTTATGGTGGCAGTCCTGCTTTTAAGAACTCTGGTGACGACAGGAATGTTCTTGCGGTATCTGTTAGTCCATACCGTGGCGACTTCCCACTGCTCTGATAATGTAACAAATATCGTCTGTCCTGCAACAGGTGGTTGCAGTCCATTATCCCCGACATTCACAAATGCTGTTCCGGTGGTGGACGCTGTCATTTCTAGCCCGGTTACGTCCTCATGGCTGGTTCCGCTCTCCACCAGATTGGCAAGCGGATCTCCAACCACCTCGATGCCTGTGATGCTGTCAGTGGCCTTGACAGTTCCAGTTCCGACTATCTTGACTGAAACCTCGGTGTCGCCACCGCTGGCCGCCACGGTGACTATGGCTGGACAGTCTCTGGTTCGGACTTCGATTCTGGACTGGCGACGGGTTCGGAGTCCGCTGCCGATATCTCGTGCAATACCTGGTTGAGGGTTCTGGACCAGAACATCAGAGATGTTACCAGCAGAAGGGTCACCGACACCCAGGGTTGTACCTCCTTGAATATCTGCAATAGTGTCACGAGCTAATCCCCTGGTAAAACTTGGTTGCCTCGACAAAGCCGACAGGCCATCTGCAATCTCCCTGGCAAGTTCATTGGGATCGTTCCCATATGCCCTGCCCAGAATTCTGGCTACCACATTGTCGATGCTTTGTGCCATAGGCACATTCTACAGCGGAATCGGAAAGTTGGAATCCGTAATTGTCCACTGATTTTCCGGCAGGACGTTGAACCCTGAACCGCCATCGGCAGGCACATAAGTCACTGTGCCATAGTCAACTGCCTGACCCTGATTGCACCCGATCAGAAGAACGTACATGTACGGCACTGTGCCGCCAGTGTGGGTGAATGCCCATTTGCTGTTGGCTGTTGCATAAGCCATGGTGACCGAGAAAGTTATCTCGCCATCAACAGGCACAACGCCATAGGTGTAGTAGCCAAGCGACGACATATCAATTGCACCAGACGAATCATCGGCACTTACTACTGCGATGCCCCATGGTTTCCCAGCATACTCAGGAAGCAACAACTCTCCAGCGAGAATTGTCCAGTCCAGATTGAATGGGTAAAGCCCCGGTTCAGACAACGCATACCCAGTGTTCACGCCATCGGAAATGGTAATCTGTGGAGATATCTGGCTGAATGGTATGCACACAGTCCCAACGCTGGCAAAGCCATTGACCAGGGCGACACTGGTGGACTTCAGCACCCTCGTGACGACAGGAATGTTCTTTCTCATGCCCCGGCTAGTGAAAGTCGTTATGACTTCCCAGTTCTCCGACATGATGACATTGACAGTCCTGCCTTCCTCGATCGGCTGTACGCCATTGCCGCCTTCGATCACAATGGGCTGGCCGGTCATGGCGGCATCGTACTCAGTGCCTGCAGCCATATCGACACTGCCGACCGTCTCGTTCTGCGTCAGTGCATCCTGCGACTTGGACACTCCTTCGGCAGCGACCCTGACGCGAACCGTTGTGTCCCCAGCCTCGGCTGCTGTCACGACTGTGGCAGGCAATGTCCTGGTTCTTGTCTCCACTCGAGCCTGCCTGCGAGTCCGAAGTCCACTGCCAACGTCGGTGGCTATCCCGGGCTGTGGGTTCTGCACCAGGCCATCGGAGTCATTGGTTGCACCTGGATCGCCGACACCCAGCGTCGTGCCACCCTGAACGTCAGTGATGATCCCACTCTTCAGGCCACGCTGCGTGGACGGATTTCTTGCGATCCCCGAAAAGCCATGGGCAATGTCAGCAGCCAGTTCGTCGTTGCTGACATAGACCTTGCTCTTGAGTTTGGCGACCATCGCATCAATGGATCGCTTATCCGCCACCTTCCACCTTCATTTCAAGAATGCGTGGGCGGGTTTCCCCTGAACTGCCTTCGATGCCGAACTGCCATTCGAAGTTGATCGGTGTGTCAGATTCTGACTGGGAGTCCAGAGTCTCCACGATCAAACCAAACTCCGTGGCCATCTGCAGCTGAGTCCTCTTGAAGGACTTCCTGTGATCCTTGCTGGCAGCACCCCATGTCGATCGTGCTCCGACATTGTTGATGGCATTTTTCAAGCCATCGCGGTAGATCGTCAGCTGACCGTACAGTTCGGCATCTGGATCAGGATCAACCTTGACTGTCAGCGAGATGCTTTGCTGGCCATCCATCCTCTCAGTGTCGAACGCTGCAGTCCTCATGCGGTACTTGATCCCGCCCAGTTGGATCTTGTCACCCTTGGATGGCATGACATCAAGCGGTGTCGTGAACTGTATCTCTGTCCCTGTGGCATCGGAGATGATCCTGTCAGTTCCTGCTGCAGCACCAGTGACGATCACCATGGGAACGCCTTCGCATTCCTTGGGCGTGGTTGTGAGAGTGATACTGAACGGACTGTTTACTGATGCGATCTGCAGAAGTGTTCCGCCTGGCTCCAGAAGGTCGAGACTGCCAGTGTCAGCAGCCAGAATCTTGCCCTCAGAAGTTCCCAGTAAAGGCCTTCCAGTAATGGCCAGCGAGAGGCATGAACTTGATATAGGCCTTGGGTATTCCTCGATCCAGAATCGAGATCTGCGATAATCGTAGCAGATAGCGTGCTGTGGGTGACTGTCACCTGCCAGCGTGACGTACCACTTGATGCAACTTGTTTCCTGGTGTAGGATCGCGTGCCATAGGCATGTGTCTGCGTCGAAGTTGATTCGGTACCCATCAGTTCCCTCCCTGAACAGATCGGCAACTGGCAGAGTGATGTGCTGGGGCGATGGTCCACCGGTGAAGGCATGAATGCCCTCACGGTCAAGCATGTAACATGCTCCCTCGACCGACACGGCACATCGGTTGTTGATGCAACCACGATTGGCTGCGAGAGATATCTGGCCATCAATGCCAGGATCTTCAGAGAAGTTGAATCGATAGATTCTCTTGGTCTTGGTGATGTAGAGTGCATCACCATAGTTCACCAGCCCGGTGATGACATCGCCATCCTGTGGCAGAAGCAACTGGGCAGTGAGCGGCCAGGCCTCTGGCCCAGCAGATGGCTCAGACCAGCGGATCAGGTTTTCCTCGGCAGCGTATGGTGCTATCGTGTACAGTGCAAACGGATCGGTCACCCCGGAGTAGGTGACTTCCAGGGTGAGTTCCTGATCGGCTGCGTTCACCGAGGTGATCAGGTATTCCTTGCGACCGGCAATGAACCGGCGACCGGCCATGGACGTTGTCCATTCCGTGCCAACACCAACGACCGTCCTGCTGCCATTGGTTACTTCTGCGGAACCTTCGCTGTAGCGTCTGCTGCCGACACCAAATATACGACCTCGGAGTTCTGCAAGAAACGGTTTGTCATCAGGAGGCTCGGCATACAGATAGGGGATTGAGTAACCGTCCACATCGGTGAAGGTAATGACATCCTTGAGCACGAGCTGTGCATCTGTGTTGGTGCTGCTGAAGGATGTAGAGGTAAGATCGGTGGTTTCGATGTCGAGGTAGAAGTTCTGCAGTTGTCCAGAATCGTTCCTCCAGATTTGTCGTGTGACGACTCTTCGATCACTCGGGGTTTGAACGTCTTCGTACTTGACCACGTTCCTTGAATCAATTGTAGCCACGTTCGAAAGCGGACCAGGGTCAGAGACGTAACCGTTCTTATCCACCCAACGCTGGAAGCACTGATATCGGCCATCAATCGGTTCATCTGTATCGTCAGTATCGTAAACATAGAACGATCCTGTCAGGTTGTTCCAGACCTGAGTAGCTGGATTGTACGATGGCGAATTCCCATCGCCATCCACATTAGTTCTTCCTGTCAGCTGGTTGACCAGTCTCTGCCGGGCGTACTGATTACTTCCAGTGTACGGTGCCTGAGCCAGTTCGCTGGGAATGATCGCAGCCACGTTCGCCATGTGCTGCAGGTACAACGCCATGCGTGCTGTCAGGGATGAATTGCCCTGAGCCTGAGCTACCAGGGTTCCACTGACAAAGTTGCCGTAGACAGAACCAAACCGCGAGAAGTTAAACTTGATAAGCTTCAAGCCTGCCCCGGTGAGCGGGTCGATGATCGTTGATGTTTCATCGACATAGTCCTGGCTGGTCAGCAGGTTGATGGGTTCTGTCGGCGCTGGCACCCCAGCCTTCGACAGATTGATCTCATTGCGCCTCATGCGGTACATGGGGCCAAGGCCAGTGGCAATGAGCAGGGTGCCATTGCTGGCCTGGATCATGGATGCAGGGCATACGCTTGGAATACCAGAACCGATTTCACCTATTCTGGTCATGGAGCCACTGACTGCCAGCCCGATCGTCAGGCTGCCAGCCATGCTTCCAAATCCATTGCTGCCTATGCCAAGGAAACGCATTTATACTGCGACTCCAACAATGAGGAATGGATCGGCTGCAGTCGGTGCGAATGGCAATGCCGGTGACACCGTGAACAGGCCACTCGAACTGGTGAATGCCGTTACCACCCTGGGTGTCAGTCCGGCATTGCTGCCGCTGGTAAAGACGATGACAGCATTGCGGAAGCAGTTGTCAGGATAGCTTGCACCAGTCAGGCCACCAGCAAATGCCGTGGTCGTTGGTGTCGGGCTTACTGCCACAGTTGTCGAATTCGCTGCGTACTGCAGGAGCTGCGACTGGCGTGTTGCTGCCGTGGTGCTGCTGCCGATCTGCAGTACATCGACTGGCAGGTAATCCGTTCCACCGACTGCGTACAGCGAATCGTACACTGGCTCATCCAGCACGATCGTGTTCAGTCGGAACGGCCTGGCACCTGACATGGTGCAGTAGATCGGCATTGGCCCAAGTGTGTTGGTGTCAGTTGCATCCAGGGTGGCGTAGTAGATACCACTGGAGATGAATGTGGCACCACCACTGTTCTTGTTGGTCAGGGATGTTCCACCCCACTTGTGCAGCTTGATGTCAGTATTAGCAATTGACAGGGCATCTTCTGTCGTTGCACCGTCCGTGGCATCGACGAACTGACCAAGTGTAATGATCTGGCTGGCAGTGGATTGTCTGAGTGGTAGCATGTGGTTCCCTTATGTGCTGCTGCTGTTGGTTGATGACACGCTTGCAACGAACTGCTCAATCACTCCTGTCTGGACTGACCTTGTTCCTTCGTCGAACACACTGGGTGCGAACAGATAGCCTGTCGTGCCGCCCTTGGTGGCATTGGTCGTCAGAAAGAAGCCTATGACCTCAGCATCAGCGTTTGGAGTTATCTCTACTGCAGTCGGATTCCCGATCTCTGCTCCACTGGCAGCACCAAACGTCAATGTTGGCCTGGATGCCTCGGCGTAGTCGGTGTACTCTGTCCACCCTGCGTGCGATGCCATCGTGTCGCTGCCGCTGACTCCAGTGTAGCTCGTGGCTGAAATGAACCCGACGTACCATGTCGTCGGCTTGGCTACTGCACCAAACAGGACGTTCAAAGCCAGGTTCAGGCCTTCCGAAGTAATCACTGGCTACTCCACGGCATACGCTGCCAATTGCGGCTGATAACCGATCATGAACCTTCCGTCACCGTCCTGGGTTATCACTGACCTTCCAAGTGTCCTGTCTATTTCCAGAACACCTATGACAGGAGGTGATCCTGTGCCACCCATGACTGAAAGATATCCTAGCGAACACTGGGCTACAGCACCAGAGGAGAATCTTATCACTGCAACATAGTTGCCATCAATGAAGTTGTTGTCAAGAAGCATTCTCTGTCCAAAGACCGTGTAGACATCATCCGTGGCTGGGAGAGTGATCGTCTTGACGATGGTGGTTGCCTCATGCCAGAAGTCTATCTCGGCAACTCCATCCGGTTCGTACTCGGGATTCCACATGACATTCAGGAACTGCCCCCTGGAGAACCTTCCCCAGTAGTATTGATCCTGCATGTAAACAGTAAACGGTGGCCCGTACGGACTGCACGTTGGTGCCTGGAGATAGATGACGCTCGTGAAGGTTGCTGTCGCAGTGTTGTCCACTGCGTATGCCGTTACCACTGGTGCAGTCAGAGTGATTGTGCCGAAACTTGCTGACGCTATGTCAAGGCTGTACGCAGTGGCAACAGGTGCTGTCAGCGTGATCGTGCCAAACGTCGCCAATACAGTGACATCAACCCCTGCCACTCCGGTGGCAGTGGGTGCAGTCAGCGTGATGGTGCCGAATGTCGCTGTTGCCGTGCTGCTTGCCAGTGCCGATGCAACTGGTGCCGTGAGTGTGATAGTACCAAATGTCGCTGTCGCCGTAGCACTTGTAGCCTGCTGCTTGAAGACTGCTATCGCAGCAGACACTGCTGTAAAATTAGTTATATTCCATGTTGGATTCACTGCGGAAGCGGTGGTTTGCACCTTATAAGCGATGCCGCCACCCATGTTAGAACCATTAATATAGTTCGTACTATACTTGGTGAAACCACTGTCTATCGTAACTGCAACACCTGAGTTATTGTCGCATGTGAACCCTGTTACCACCACGGAATTGTCGTTAGTTGGCGTTACACTTCCAGTGGAAAGTGACGTGGCACCAATGCTGGTTGCACCGTTCTCGACATCAAACGGCGACGTGGTATCAACACCACTGAACGCCAGTATTGATATGACGAAATAAGCTGGCACTGCTGGCGTTGTGAATGTATGGCCACTGCCTACAGTAGGGTTCTTGGCATAATACAGACGGTTGGCTGCAATCGTTCCAGCGTATTTAGTCAACAACGTCCATGTGTTGCCCTTGTTGTCAGTCAGACTTATATCGGTGGTGTAACCTGTGTGATAGTACGACAATGACACAACAATAAAGTCTGCACCTGTCGTGTCGATGCTGCTGGATGTTCCATAAACCGACTGCGTGTGGGATACCACTAGGGCTATCGACATGGCTTAGTGGCTCCATCACAAATGGACTAAATTCAAGCTGATGGTGCTTCAATGGTGTTGGTAAATTTCAAGCACAATCCATCATGCACAAACACAGGGTTGTCGATCTCGAATGATTCTTCCATGACAACGCCATCGTCACATTTCACAGTCGCCTTGACGTTGCCAATCGGAAGGTGTTCGTGAGAATGCTTGACTGGCATAACTGCACCGGCTGGCACAAACAGTATTTTCCTGGCGGTGCCGTAGCGGTACTCAATGTTGTACCGCTTGGATTGATCATGGTTCTTGATTGCTACAGTCATCATTAGTTCTGATACCTTAATGGCCCAGTGAAATCCAGGGTGAATGTTCCACCAGTCGTGCTGACGTTGCCACCGAAGTCGCAATAAGCAACCAGCTCATCAGCAGACGATGCCCCACCTCGACGCTTGTAGACGACAGCTGCAGCTGCAGTGATGGTGGATGACCCCCAGGTGACATCGGAGAACGTGATGTCGCATCGGTCATTGGCTGTGTCAAGTGTCACTGTTGGAGTGGTGGCAGATCCACCAGAACTGTATCCAGTTCCAGACACTTCATTGGTTACATCAGAACGCTTGGTGTGCGTATCCTTGTTCGGAGAGTACGTTGCTGTCACCAGCATCGCATAGAACGTGTCAGTTCCCCATACGATACGTCCTTCGATGTTGTCTTCAACGTAGCTGTTGTAGATTATGTTTGCCACTGCACTCTCCTAAGTTCGACGTGGCCTGTAGCCAATCATCATGGTACCATGTTCATCCTGAGTGACAACAGCACGTCCCAGTGACCTGTCGATCTCTGCGACGGAAACTATAGGTGAGGCACCTTCGCCACCCTGCACCTGGAAGTAACTGATAGCAGTGTACTCGACAGCAGATATTGTGTAAACAATAACTGCTGCGTATGTTCCGTCAGTGTACGTCTCCCCAGCCAGCTTCCTGAGAAAGAATGTCTTCCCCTTGATGTACGGCATGCTCAGAGTCTCGACACTGTCAGTGCCGTTTCTCCAGAATGTCACCGTAGGAGTCCCGTCAGGGAGTTCAGTACAAGTCAGGGTTATGTTGAAGTATTGCCCCCTGGCCACTTTGCCGAGGTACAATTGCCCCTGCATGGCCATAGATCACCCTTAGTAGACCGAGAAGGTTGCAATGTCCTGATCTGGCTGAAGGCTTACTTTCCACGATATCACTACTGAGTAGTTTAACCCGCGAGAGAACGCACCGCTGACAGTGAAGCTGAACTTGTACACCCCATCAATGTTCCCGGAATCGAATGCAGTGCATGTTCCAGTTGCCTTGGGAGTCTCACTGTCCGACCCATACACCCTGAATGTTGGCAGGTTGTCTGCTGCAATCGGAGATCCACCAGTGTCTTCCACCTGGACCAGGCCCCATGCTGTTCCACTGAGCTGTGAATATCCTACAAACATGGTTACTCCAGTCTTGTCAGTGTTACTTCCTTCAGGCCAAGCCTTGTTTCGAGGCTGCCGATCTGAAGGCTGAAGATGTTAAGTTGCTCCACCATCGCTCCATTGGGAGCATCAGATGGGTCAATGTCGCTGACAAGACCCTGGAAGTCCTTCAGTACACTTACCGATCTTGGCCTGTCATTGTCCATGGTTCACCACCAGCAGTGATTGTACTAGCTTAGCGTATAGTAGGTATCCCACAACCCCGGGAACCCCACCTGTGACCTCTTGAAGCTTCCAGCCACCCTGACTGAATCAGATGGGTTAGCCTGAGACTTGGCAAGGTACAGTGCTCTCTGGTAATCGTCGAAGTACGCTGCCTGAAGCTTTGGATCAACACGATTGAGCTTGGACAGTTCCCACCTTGCACAGTAGGTCACAGCCTCGTACATCGCCGTATTGTCACAGTCAATGATGTCGCTGATGCAGAATGCCACATCGCTGGCTGCAGTCGTCAATGCCGATGCTGCTGTCAGGCTGGTGGCATTCGTCACCGTCTTGATGACAACCTGGTCAACCCATGGGAACTTGCCATCTTCAGACGTTGGCACGTTGATCCTGTCGCTGTACGTTCTCAGGACGCAGCCGACATGGTTCTGGTTGAATGTCGTGTCAATCCCTGTCACCGCAGTCGATGCTGCAGTGGTTACTGTCCCAGTCTGGTAGTCCCAGACCTTGATGTCCTTGGGATGACGATAGAACCCGAACCGGCATCTGAGTTCTGTCGTTGGGTATGGCCACAGGCTCAGCAGGTTCTGCCCTGTGTTGGCAATGTCCCTGCTGATGGTGAACCATCGTGGCCTTCCACCACTGGACAGCCACTGCCTTCTGACCTCGGTTTCGAACAGGCCTGCAGGAACGTACTCAATCCAGTTCGACTGATCGACCTGGATCTTGCCGAACTTGTAGATATTGTAATCAGTGTCCAGTGAGAACTGGTACTGGTACATGCTGTAGTCGCCGGTGTAGTCATCGACAGGTGCATCGTCTTCACGGACCACCAGCACAGTTCCGCTGGTTCTGGTTTCCACCCTGACGTGCTTCTCGTCAATGATGATGACACCAGACTCTGCCCACGTTGGGAACGTGCCACCTGTCAGTGTCACCGTCCTGGTGCTGGCGACGTAGCTTATCTCGCCAGTGTCATAGAGCTCATTGGTCGTGAGATGCATGTAGTCGTGGTAGTATGGCCACTGGTGCTCTGCACTGAGCGTCCGCAATGCCTGGCGAATGGCTGTGCGAATTTTCGTGACACTGTCGTCGTCGGCTTTCCCGCCGATCATCAGTATCAGTCGCTCCTGCAAGTCCATCGCGGTAATGCGGTACACAATCGCCCCCTTACTTCATTTTCCTGAAGCGTTCGATCTGCCTGCGGTGCTTTACCACTGGCTTGGTGTTTCGTGGCTTTTCCAGAAGCTGCCTGTTGCTCTGCTTCGACCTGTCGATCGGCACAGTCACCTTGAGAAGTCCATCGTCCTTGCTGGTGACGAATCCCTTCTGTCGTGCGATCGCCTTGATGTCGCTGTCGTCCTTGACCCAGGCATCAGGATCACCCGGGTAGGCAGCCAGCCCGGAGACATATGACTTGCCAGCAATGCTGACACCTGCAGCATCAGCCTGACGCTTGTACTTGTCAAACTTGTCAGGATCGTTCTCTGCCATGTCCTTGACGTGGGCAAGGCGTGCGATACGCTTCTGGTCGTCGCTTCCGACTATCCCGAAGATACGTGGCTTGGTCCGCCATTCCCTTGGTGTGAACTCGCCACGAATGCGTCGAAGCTCGATCTCGCCATGGGCCTCGTCCTGAGGTATGCCATTGGCCACGAGTGCTTCGTACTCAGCTTGTGCTGCTGGTTCAACGAATCGTTGCATATCTAATCCTTCTCCTCGTTAGCGTCAGATTCTTCCTTGGCATCTTCACGCTCCTTAGCCTTTTCCTTGGCAGCGTCGTGTTCAGGCGAACCCGGTGGTGGTGCTGGCATGAAAGGCTTGAGCATAAGCGGCGATGGGTCCATCTGCTGCGACTTCGCCCAGATGTTGATAATACCATTGACTGCTGTCGGATCGCCAGTTCCCTGATAGGTCTGCATGAAGGCTGGGAAGACGAACTGCATCGCAGCATTGATATTCTCCATATCAGTGTTGATATCAAGAGGTCTGCCTCTTCCTGTCTCAACATTGAAGCTGGATTCACGGAACAGATCCTGCATGTTCTGTGTCTTGATGCCCTGATCCCATGCCATTGCACCAAACTGCCCGAGGATGGCGACCAGATCCTTGCCTTCCTGCAGACAGCGTGCTGCGATGGCATGCTTCCGCATCACCCGGGCAAGCCATGCCTGCACCTTGACAGCCATGTCCTGGGGCCGGAGCTGGCTGGCAGACTGCAGCACGCCAGCTTCCTGGGCAGATCGCATCTGCCGATCGAACTGACCCTGCAGCAGGTCAGTCATGCCGGTCATGTCCTGGAAACCCTTGTCCATGAACTGATACAGTTCAATCAGGGTTCCCTTGAACTCAGGTGCCTGAATGAAGTCAACCAACTCCTTGACCGACTTGCCCATCGGACCATTGGTGACAGTCAGGATCTCTTCGTCCTGACCAGACTCCAGCCAGTTGATCAGCTCCTGCTTGACGGTGGCATCGACTACCCAGACACCTCGGCTGTCACGGTATGCCTTCTCCGCGACGAACCCGAGAATCCACGCCATGAAGTTCAGGTAGCCAAGGGCAAAGGACAGGTGGGCCTTAGGCCATGCACTGCCTTTGCGTTCATGGAAGAAGATGCTGGTGAATGGCCATGGATCGTCCTTGTCATAGTAGAACGGCACAGGCCAGCTGGTGACGACCTGGAATGGAGCCAGGCTCTGGCTGCTGACTGCCATCTCCTCAATCGCTGGTGTCAGGTTCAGCGGATAGTCACAGCCCTCTGCCACCACGATGTAGCAGAAGTCACCGAGGATCTGGTCGAGCTGATCGAGCTTCGAGTCACGTTCTGCCGCAGGCTTCAGCCGAGCACCAAGACCGCATCGGCTGTAGATCTTCCAGTACCGGAAGGTATTCTTCTTGGCTTCGTCCCACTGCTTGTGGTGCCTGGTCGTGGCATCACCAACGACACTGACACCAGTCGGACGCAAGTCCTGTTCAGTGATGCCATAGGCATTGTAGTACTGAGCCACTTCCCATGGAGCATGCTCACACAGGATGGCCACCCACTTGGCATCCTTGATTCGTTTGGCATCAGGGTCCATGACGATACGGTCATCGTCCAAGTAGGTGTCTACCACCATCTTGCCTGAGCCATTGGGCAAGTCCTGCATTTCGGTCATCATGGCACCCAGGCCACGAACCAGCGAGTCTCGCAGGCAAGGCCTTGCCTCTTCCTTGAGAGCCACTTCCTTGATCGAGTAGTTCAGGAACGCTTCGACGATTGAGGCACGATACTGTCTCTGGACGTGCTCGGACTCTGCCTGCTGCACTGCCATGAAATATTGCTGACGTGCCTGTTCCTGCTGGATGTATTGCATGATCCCCTGCTTGTCCCCAGCCATCGGCACAGGCTGGGGAGTGTTGGGATCACCGACAATGCCGAACAATTGTGGCGGGGGTATGAATGGCTTGTTGGCCTTGACGGTGCAGACTATCTCACCCTGAAGAAACATCGGCACGAATATCTGTACACACTTGGCTGCTGCGTTGTCACGCACCCGGAACTTGGAAGGTCTTGGTGCGTTCCCATCCATGCCTTCACCGATCTTGGTCGGCGAGATCATCCCCATGTCGGCCATGTAGCCACTCTGGTAGATGTCCTTCTGATCCTCGCCGTAGTACTGCTCGCACATATCAGCTTCGGCCAGATACTGACGCTTCTTGGAATCAATGGCCGAGTTGATGGCCTTGAGCCATGTCTGCTTCAGGTCTGTCTGATATCCTGCGACGGGTGGCATTATGCAGCATCCTTGTTGTCAGGTGTCAGGGCCGGAGTATTCTTCTTCAGCGTCTGCTTGGGAGCCTCCAGCCTTGCACTGAGTCGAGACATCTCGCCAAGAAGCATCTGGTGATTCTTCTTGAGTTCAGACATCTCTGCCTCAAGCTGGCCAGTCTTGCCAAGCAACTCGTTGTACGTCGCAAGGAAGTCAGAGGTGGTGGTTGCAGCCATCTCCTTCCAGCAGCAGATGCTGCCGTTGAACCCAGGATCATAGACGAACTTGGGATCATTGATGTGGTAGCAGTCCTGCACGATCTTGGGTGCCATGCCGATCTCGATCGCCAGGATCGAAATGCGTTTTCCCACAGGCATCCCTGGCTGCCAGTCCATTTTCTGCGGCGGGTAGACCATGCCCATCGACCAGACATTTCTCCCCTTGCGTTTGAACAGCACAACGTCACCGACACCAACCACTGGTGGCTGGTACGCTTCGTGTGCCAGTTGCCGCTCCATCGCATCCATTGCCATCATTCAGTCTCCGAGCCTTGGTAATAAAACACTACACCGTCCTTCTTCTTGGACGTTGTCTTGGATCTCCAAACATGGCAGTATAGTGCCACAGTCTTGGGTTCCTGTCAATCGCACGAAGTTCCTCAGCAGAGTAATGCGAACTGTGCGGAGCAATAACTGGTGGCGTGACCCATGTCAGCCCGGCAGAGCATGCATACCTGGCACAGTCAACAAGATCGTTCAGTCTCTGGTGCGGTTTCCCAGGTGTTCCATCGGGGTTCTTTATACGATAGTACCTGTCAAACTCCCATACCGTATATGGGCATTTCCCTTCCATGATCACAAACTTGGGTGGCTTGCCATCCTTGGGGTCAAGGTGCTGTGCAACCGTCTCAATGCCACCTTCGACGCCAGAACTGCCATGGACGAAGTGCGACACCCTTGGCTTGATGCCAACCTGCTGGAACTCTTCCCAGTAGTACTCCGCTATCTCCCGTTCGCTCTCGTCCTTCTTTCGCCCCTGCTGCCAGTCGATGATGATGTACTCAATCCAGTGCTTGTACTGGACATTCATCTTGTCGTGCAACGCCCTGGCAGCCTTGAACGCAGTGCAGTTCTTGATCAGGATCTCATCGAATGCCACGATCCTGTCTGGCTGCTCAGGATCGAAGTTCGGTGAGTCTGGATGCACCATGACACACATCAGCATGGCACATCGTGTCCTGCTTGGGTCCAGGACCACATAGACAGTGTCCTTCCAGTCGATCTCGAATGGTTTGATTAGATGCTTGTTCTTGTCGAACTCTGGATACACCAGGTATTTCTTGAACGACCATTCGCCCTCGATCTTGGCGACAGCAGCATCGGGATCGTCTTCTGTCAGACGCTCAGACAATGCCTCTCGTGCTTCAGTGTCGAGGTACGGATTGTCTTTGCTGGAAATCTTAAAGAAGGACGTTCTTTTGTACGCTGGCTTATCCTTCATGTCCGGGCGGTTGGCCCTCGACTGAAGTGCATAGAACGTCGGAGTTGCATTCTCTGGAGTTGCCGACCAGATGAAGTACCCCTTGCGTGACATCAATCGGGCTCTGGTTTCAGACAGCCAGTACCTTGCCCTGGCATGTTCTTCGTCGAACCACGCACCATTCCAGGCAACGCCCTGGACAGGATCAGATTCGAAGCTGAAGAAGTCCAGCACCCAGCCATTGGTCAGCCTCACCGATGACGGTATCTCTTCCTTGACATCCTCAAAAGAAACGCTTTCAACCAGTCTCTTGGGTATGAGCGGTGGGCCAGGCTGCCACTCCCTGATCCTCTCAACATCTTCAGGGTCGGTGTACTTGGGAACCTTCCAACCGTTTGCAGTCCTGAGTACCTTGAATTGCCCAGGCTTGAACAGGGTATAGTAGATCATCCTGGCGTGCCTTAGCTTGGGACCTACTATTGCCCAGACACCATCCCTCTTGGGGAACTGGTCTTCGACATGCCATTGGCCAGTGACTATCCTGGCAACCTTGATTCCGACACCAAGCGTCTTTCCAGATCGGTTCGATCCGATGACACCAACTTCACCAGAGTCACAGTTGTAATAGTCAACCATGCCCGGAACAGGCTCGATGATCGACAGTGCTTCACTACGCCTGTTGTCAAGCTCGGTAAGTATCGACTCAAGGTTGAACGTGTCATCCAGGCTCCACCCTGACTTCAATGCCGACATGGATGCCGAGAAGTCGTCCCTGCGTGACTCCTGCTTCTTGAACGTCTTGTTCAAGTTCATCAATGCATCCTGAAGCTCATGTGAGTTCGTCGGATACAGCAGGCCTGTCTCTTTCTTCCTTGCCATGACCAGATTGTATCATGGCCTGCTTGCCTTGACTATTCACATATCGAATCCATTCAGGATTGTAGACAACAGCAGCACCTTCATCGTATCTCCTGACGTAGATGTAATCCTTCTTCGGCAGTATCAGTATTGCCATACCATTTGATGGTAGCATTCTCAACACAGTGGCATGTCCAGAATCGTATGCCTGTGTTTCCAAGAGCTTCTTCCAAAGTCACTTTGCACCGTCCTTTCGCTGTTCTTCCATTTTATCAATCATGTCTCAGTTACTCCGTAGGCATCCAGCAGGTGGATAGAGGTTTGTCATTAACAAGTATGCTAGAGTGGATTGCGAAATAGAGACGCGATGACAAATTGGCCCCTTAGTCTCGGCTGATTGCTCACGGATGAGTTGCACCCATTGTCCGTTAACTTTGCCATCAACATAGATGTAGCCTTGGCTGAATCTTAGTTGAATGTCAGTCAGTTGCAGCTCGATCATCGTTATCTCTCCTCTGGGGTTACGTTTTCAATCCACCATTCACACTGTTCGCAATAGCAGTCGCTGTCATCTTCGTAGAGATTGCACCCACAATTATCGCATGAGCCAAGCGAGAAACCGCCGCTATCAAGGTCTTCATCTTGTAAGAAATCTCGGTTAGAATTTCTTACAGGATAGCGTTCTTTCCCGTTAATCACTCCACGCCGTCCTTTCTAAATAACTTGCAAATTTCATCAGCCGAAACATGCTTGCGAATGATTTCGTAATTATCCGCACATGCTGCCGCCCTTGCCGCCAATGCCGCCGATTCTGCCAATGCCACCGATTCTGCCGCCCTTGCCGCCGATTCTGCCGAATCTGCCGCCAACCTTGCCGCCCCTGCTGCCGAATCTGCCGAATCTGCCGCCAACCTTGCCGCCGCAGTGATAGCAACTTGGTTAAACGCCTCATCTGCTGCTTTATGCTTTGCCACCATCGCCTCCAGCTCGGCGATGCGGTCTTGTGCTTCTTTCATACACCACGGGCAATACATGTCTGACGGTCTTGGTTGCGTTGTTACAAAAACACATCTTGCACAATGAATGCCATTTTCCATCGCCTTATCAATACTCATTTTGCACCGTCCTTTCGTAGAATGCCAAAGCAGTCCTTGGAAATTCGCTTTCTAATCTTCGATGTATGCACATCACCTAAATAGCCCCAAATGTGCAACATAGTTACAGCATTCATGAGCATTTGTCTGCGTTTGTCTAAAGCTTTCTTTTCAGTATTATCTCGTTTCATTTCGTATCATCCTTTCTATATCACCATTGAGGATTCCAGCTACCATTGACCAATAACCAGCAGACCATGCCAGTGCTTCAATACTATTACCCGGATAAGGGCAGTTTTTCAGAAGATCACCCGATATGTCAGGCGATCTTACCGGAAAATTAAGCTCATCGGCTTTCTTTGCGCCATTTTGCTGGATTCCCATGAGCCTATCATTCACATAGTTAGCGATGCTTGCTTTACTCACTTCGCACCGTCCTTTCGCTGTTTGTCGCAATAGCTGCACGGAGCGTACAGCATGTTGGGTGAACTCAGGCATGTACAGCCTTCTGGTTCCGGCTTTGGTTGTTTTCGTGGAATACCCAAGCACCGAGCCAAGTCGCTCCTGTGGTTGTGAGTAGTGCTTCTGCCTCAGGGACTACAAAATCCCAATCTGAATAATCCCCTTTGATGGCTGCGTTGCCAGCTTCTATTAACTTTTGTAACACATCACGAAGTCTACCGATTTCCTTTTCACATACTTTGTGTTCAGTCAATAGTCTTGACATCACTTGTGGATTATCGAGGTTGCAGACATAGTCGATTTCTTTAGCCTTCGTCATTGGCATGTACATCGTTCGCTCTCCTGTGGTTGGGTGGCTGGTTAGGTGAGGGGTTTGATCCCGCTAAACAGCAACTTCAGAAACTGCCCACAAGTTTTGATGTGAGGAAGTTCGATAGCTACATGCTCTCGGGCAGCATCGTAGATATACACTCGCTGATTATCGACTTCGACGTTGAGGCAGTGGTCATTGTCGAGATCAAAGCAGAAGGTCGTCTCGGTGAAGTCTTCGGTATAGTCCGGCTCCACACCGCCGACAGACCGCAACCACCCATCGGTCATCTGGTCGTCGTCATCTGCACTCTTCCCCCGCTCGTACGCGAGGGCGGCTTGCCAGGCTGCTGTGGCGTACAAATAATCAGCATCATTGTGGGCTGTGATAACTGCTCTTGATGCAGACCACTTCTCAAACGCTTCCCGGTCTTGCTGGCTCTGGTCTCGGTCGGTCATGAATTATCACTCCAAGCAAAATACTGGCTATCTT